AAATAAAAACCATGGCAAAAGACGATTTAAAAAACGAAGGAATTCATAACTTAACTAGCATGGGCCAGTTTGGCTATGACCAATATAACACGGATTCCGCAGACGTAACGGGTGTTAAATATTCAACTATTTACGCAAATGAAGACAGTACATTTACGGTTGGCACTTACAGCGTCGGCGGTGCTGCTTCAATAACCGTGGCGTTATTAAAAGGAGGCCATATTCCTGGCGCATTTATAAATATAACCGAATTAACTGGAAACATTCTTTGTGCAAAAGCCACTGAATTATGAGTTTTGGATTTCCTTTTGGTTTTGATATGGGTGGTTTTCGAGGTGGTGGTGGTGGTTTTGACACAGACTACCAAGCAGTTTTAGACTTTGCAATTTCTGAAGGCGACACTCTACCAAGTGCAAATCAACAGATATTACAAAATCAAGTAGTTCTAAGCCTAAAAGATAAAGGTCTTTGGAACAAAAAGGATGCTTTTGGATTATTTGCTACTGATGGAAATGTTGATTTTGCATTAATTTGTTGGAAGAGATTAATAAAAATGACCGCTTTTAATTCTCCAAGTTTTACAACTAATGGAGGAATTGACGGGGGTGGAACTGCATATATTGATACAAAATTCAAAAGTGCTACTGATGGAGTTAATTTCTTATTAGATGATGCTGGTTATAGTGTAAACGTAGGTACAACTACGCCTTCGGGTGATGTTATTTTAGGAAATACACAGCCTAATGAGGGAGGAGTAAGACTAAGGCAAAAGCCTATTGCTGATTCTGAACTAAATAGTTCTTCATTTCCTACAAGTATTGATTATCAAAATGGTGGGAATCTTCACATAGATAGAATAAGTAGCACACAAGTTGTTTTAAAGAGTGAAAATGATATAAAAACTGTCAGCTCAAATTCTACAACTTTAACATCAAATCCTGCTTTAATTTTTAGGCTTATAGGAAGTTACGGAAATGGAAACATAAAAACATTTTCTGCAAGGTCAAGTTTCACAGACCAAGAAAAAAACGACTACAATACAATAATTGACACTTATTTAAACGCAATATAATGGAAGTTTTAAAAGCAAATATACAGCAATATGAAGTTTTACAAGGATTTGCAAATGGTAATCATATAATTGATTTTAGCTTAGATGCAGATGATAATTATATTATCGGTAAGCAAGTTTTAACTGATGATAATTTTATTGAAATAAGAGAGAGTTTAAAAGAACTTGAAATCATTAATTACAAACCCAAAGAAGAGGAAATATAAAATTAACAAACCCCAAAATAATGAATTTACTTTTTCTTAAAGAATATATAGGCATAATAATAACGGCCCTAATTGGTTCAATTGGTACTTTATTCGCTTTTTTTACTGGCAAAAAAAAAAGAGAATCCAATGCAAATATTGAAATTGGCAAAGCTTACATGCAGTTAGCCGAACAAGCAAAGGAATCTATTACAGCCATGAGGAATGAAGTTTCTGAAATAAAAGAAGAAAACATAAAACAGCGATCTGATATGCGCTTACTTCAAAAAGAAATTGGTAAATTACACAGTGAAAATATAAGGCTTCAAAAAATGCTAAATAATATTGAAAAAGAAAACAAAATTTTAAAATTAAAATTAAATAAATAAATTATGAAAACAATTGAGCAAAGATTAGATTTATTAGAAAGCAAATTATTAACGCCAAAAGATTTTCCGGTTCGTGAATACCTTAATTACGGTAGTCATTCGGTAGTCACAAAATCAGATAGGGAATTAATTTTAGAGGAGTTTGAGCAATTAAGCACGGCAGAACAACAACAAAATTTATCTATTTTATGGGCCTTACAGCCTTATAGAACTGATGCTGGTTTTGCTTTCTTTATCACTTGCGGTAAGCGTACCAAAAGGCATGAGTTAAGCAAAAAGAGAAGCGGAGAAAGTGTTCATTTATGGGGCGCCGTAGATATCACTACACAAAGTCAAGATCAAATAATTTATCTAGCCAATTTCTTTAAAAATAAATGGATTGGCGGATATAAACACTACCAAAGCCAACATTTTATTCACATTGATATTTCAAATAACAGAACATGGTAGATCCAAAACCTAGCTACAAAGAAAAAAACGGAACAACTAGGGTTGGAGACACCCTTAGGTGGTTGGTTGAGCAAGGTAGAGAGGTGGCTCCGGAGCTTTTAGAAATTGCAGGTAGCTTAACAGGCGTAAAAGCTTTAAGCGAATTAGGAGCTAAAATAAGCGGTTCAAATGAACTTTCTGAAACGGATAAAAAAATGTTATTGGCTCAGATAGAAATGGACAAAGAAGATATGATTAATATTTCTAATCGTTGGAAATACGACATGCAATCGGATTCTTTTTTGAGTAAAAATATACGTCCAATTTGTTTAGGCTTCTTAACTTTAGCAATGACATTATTTATTATTTTTGATAGCTTAAATATAAATTTTAATATAGATCCTGTTTGGGTTGACCTTTTAAAAACATTACTTGTAACTGTTTACCTTGCTTATTTTGGAAGCCGTGGAGTTGAAAAGTTTAAGAAAATAACAAAATAATCACTTAAAAAAACAAAAACTATCAAAAAAACTTATAATACAAAAAAAATCATTAATATTGTAATATGAATTTTCAACTAGCTAAAGAGATTTACGGATTAACGCCTTTTTGCGTTGATTCCTTTACATTACCAGCCATGCTTTCAGTTTTAAGCGATGTAAAGAACGGAATCAAATTCGACACTCTTAAAGATATTAAAAATGATTCTTTTGACATTGTATTCAATAGTGAGGATCGATTGGTTCGCCGAAATTATGAATTAGAAAATCAAGATGAATTTAACGGCGTTGGAATTGTAAAAATTAATGGACCTATTTTAATGGGCGGAGGTGCTTCGACTTTAGGAATGTTAGACGTTTCAAAAAACGTTTTATCTATGGCAAAAGATAACCGTGTTAAGGGATTTATTTTTGATATGGATTCTGGAGGAGGCTCTACAGCTGCGGTTGAAATAATGGTTGACACGATTAACGAGGTTAAATCAATGGGGAAACCTGTTTACGTTTTAATCTCGAAAGGAGGAACACTAGCCAGTGCCGCTTATGGGATAGCGTCCGCCGCTGATGGTATATACTATCAAAGTGATATGTCAATGGTTGGAAGCCTCGGGACAATGCTACAAACCGAAGGAAGAGCCGCAAATAGCGAAAAGGATGGCGTAAAATATATTAGATTATACGCTACAAAATCAGTTTTAAAAAATAAACCACTTGAAGAGGCTTTAAATAATGATAATTATACTTTATTAATTAATGAGCTTTTAGACCCAATGAATGAAAGGATGATTGCAACATTACAAGCAAACAGACCTAAATTAACAAGCAATCAACTCAACGGAAATGCAATTTTTGCAAAAGACGACACAGGTATTTACCTAGATGGTAAATCAACAATGGAAGATTTATTTCAAAAAATATTAACAAATACTAACATTACTAATCTCAATTTTAATTCAAAAACAATGACAAGACAGGAACTAAAACAAGCGCATCCAGAACTCTTTAGCGAAGTTCTTGGAATGGGTGTTAATCAAGAATCCGAAAGAGTTCAGAGCTGGCTGGCTCACTCAGAAACCGACTCAAAAGCGGTAATGGAAGGAATCGAAAGCGGTTTGGAAATTTCAAGCTCACAAAGGGAAAAATTGCTAGTTAAATCTAGCAAAATAAAAACAGTTGAGCAACTAGAAAAAGAATCTAATATAGATTTACAAACTGGGGAATCAACTCTTGATGCTGGACTTTCCGATGAACAAAAGGAACTAAACTCAGCATTTAACTTTAAACTCAAATAAACTATGAGCATTACAGCAACACAAAGAGATGCAACAAATAATCAATCAACAGTTGATTATATCAGAAAAAATCTATTCCTATACGGTGTTAGATTTGCGAAAGGTGTTTTAGCAAATAAGACAGATCCAGAAGCTTCTCAAACCGCTACAATCGGTCAATTAGTTGTCAGAGATACTGACACTGCTGGTCAACTAACATTAGCAACAGCTAGTAATTTAGCTGATGTCTTGGGAATTACTTTTATGGATACAACCATTCTAGCCGATAACGATGCAACGGTAGCTATTGATTACGCAATCCGCGGAGATATTGATGGAGGTTTATTACAACTACCAACAGGTGTAACGCTTGACACCACAGTAGGTAATAAGGCGTTAAGAGACGTATTAAATGATTTAGGATTTGTAATATTTGCAGTCCAAGAACAAACAAAAATAGATAACTAATGGCAATCACAATTCAAAACCATACGAAAACAATTGCGAGTAAAGTCGTTGGAACCTTCGTAGAGGATAAACCAGTTTTAGCGGGATTTTCAGGATTCTTTCCTAGGGAAACCGCAATGACTTTGCAAGTAGATTTAGAAGTTCAACGGGATAACGATAGCATCGCCGTAGACGTAAAAAGATTTACAGAAGGTAACAAGAATAAATTTAGTATTGTTACTGAAAAGAAATTTCAACCTCCATATTTTAGAGAGGAATACGACTTTCAAAACGACGAAGTGTATATGTCAACTATTGCTTTAGGGGTTGGATTGGAAAATTCAAATGTTAACGCAATTATAGCTCAAAATGCATTAAAAAAAATTCGTAAAATGCGATCTAAAATTGAGAGATCAATTAGAAAGCAGCAAGCGGATGTAATGCAAACGGGAATCGTTGAGCTAATCAATGGTGATTCAATTGACTATAAGAGAAAGGCAGCTTCAATGGTTGACCTAGGAGCTAGTCAATACTTCACCAATGCTTCTGCTGACCCTTTAGCTAGTCTAAAAAACGCAGGTACTTTTTTAAGAGACGTTGGAGCAAGTTCTTCAATGACGCTTAACATGGTAATGCGCGGAGAAGGTTTAGCCGCTTTGCTTACAAATCCGAAATTTGAAGAAAAGGCAAATAACAGAAGAATAAACCGAGCGGATGTTCAATCTCCAGAGTTTAATGCCGTAACAGGATTTGCTTTCCATGGTCAAGTTTCCGCAGGTGATTTCAATATTAATCTTTGGACTTATAATCAGAAATACACAAAAGCAGACGGAACTACAGCGTATTATTTAGACGCAAATAAAGCGGTATTTATACCAGATGATTTTATGGCAAAAACAGTTTTTGGAGGATTACCTAATATGGTGGACCGTCAAATAGGTGGCGAAAACGCAGCCATGCCATCTATAACAGAAGCTGAGTTTCTTTTGCGAGCTTATTCAGATTCAAAAACGATGAGTTCAACTCTTGAAATCACATCTGCTCCATTGGCAATGCCAATAACAATAGATAGAATCTATACAGCTCAGGTACTCGCTTAGTGAAAGCGCAGCAATAAGTATAATTTAACGGCGGCGTAAAAACCGCCTTAATAAAAAAACAGATGAAACAGTATAAAATTAAAACTTTTAAGCATCTTTTAGCAAATAACAAAATTGCCGTAAAGGGCGAAATTGTAAATGAATCAAAATTTGTAAACCTCGCAGAAAGCCTTAAAGGAGGTTTTGTTGAAGAGGTAAAAAAAGAGCCAAAGGATGATAAAAAACCCAAATCAACTAAGAAATAAACAATGAGCGGAAAACTATTAGCAAAAGCCAGAAGTTTAGCCAAAAAAATTATGAAAGGCGGATTTAGTGAAACAATCACTTTAATTCACCCAGTTAGCGGCTTGACTATCGAAACTGATGGTTTAGCTTCTAAGCATCATATAAATTTTGATTCCGATGGTTTGCCAATTAATAGTAAAAACGCTCACGTCTGTTTAGATGAAGCCGATTTGTTAAGTAAAAATTATAACCCTAGGGATAATAATAATGAAGTTAATTTACTGAATCACTTAGTAAATGTAAAAGATTCAACTGGTAATTTAAGAAATTACGTTATTACTGAAAACTTTCCAGACGAAACTCTTGGAATGATAACTTGTATATTAGGCGATTATGGCACTGATTAACACTATTATTGAACCTTCGGGAACTGAATTAATAAAGCATCAAATTGCTGCTATCCTTAAAACGGAATTGGAGAATCAAAAAGTATTGCAATCAGATACTTTTCCAATTAATGTTTTTGTTGATAGAATGGTTCCAATTGATAAAGCAGAAATATTAGTCATTAATGTAAGGTTTGAAAGTTTAAATCCAGAATCTATAAATCAACATGGTTCTCAAGAAACGGGAACTTTCACTATCGACACATGGGCCACAGCAAAACAAACCTCAACAAAAAGAGGGGATTTAATTAGTACAAATTTACGTGATAAAATAACTTTTCAAATTAAGGCGATTTTGCAAAGTACTTTTTACGTTACCTTAGGCTTTGTTCCTGGTTTTATAATGTCTTCAAATGTTCAAAATATCGAACCTTATGAGCCAAACAATAATCAAGACGGAAGCTTTGTTAGTATGGCTAGGATTAATCATGAAGTCAGATTTTATCAAGATTACAAGGTTGAGGAAGGGGTTTTAATAACTCAAAACAATACAAACGTAAAATTATCGAATACAGAATTAGGTTACAAATATGAATTAATCAATTAATTAAAAATAAAAAAAACTATGGCAGCAATTTCAACGGCAGTAGGTTTAGAGCGTAGAGCCAGAGTGGCTGGTTACA